ATACTGTTATCAACATGGCTCTCCGCGGCAAAATGATATATTATTTTTGTTTTTCTTAGTAAAGTTGTAAACGAGTTCCAAGGATCAATAAAATTAACTTGAGAAATATCAGCAACAATAGAATTATAACGACCACTCTCGCGAATCTTTTCTGGGATGTTTTTTTGGTCTGCCGCATATGTTAAACTATCAATATTATAGATAATATCATCAGTATTATCGAATAGGTGCTTAATAAAATTGCTACCTATAAAACCATATCCACCTGTAACTATAACACAACTCATATTGTAACTTTACTCATCTCATCTAACGCTTTTGTAAGAGATTTTATACTATGTGGTAATTGAATACCATATGCTTTATTTTTTTGTTGGGATAAAACGCAGTTGGATCGATTTGCAATAATATCCAAATCATTATAATCAATAAACTTCCATTTTGGGTTATTAATACCCCTCTCTCTTAAAAGCTCAACAATTTGTTCTGCATTAACTCCACCTTCATTAACTACATTATAAATACCTGGTGGTATTCTTTTAGGTGTATAGTATTTTTCTATAACTTTACCAATATAAGCACAAAGATCATCAATACTTGTTAATGAATTTGGCATACTAATTAGGTCATTATACTTAAAAATTTTTGTTACTATATTCTTAGGAGCCCAATTATTGCAAAAAGGCATTCTTATTCTCCAAACATAAGCAGAATGATTAATAAGGTCTAATTCACTTGCATGCTTAGATTTACTATAGAAGCTGCTTTCACTATTATAGAGACCAAAATTAGGCTCATCTTCTTCAGTATAGTCTTTATCATAACCAGTATATATGCACCCGCTACTTACTTGGCCAAAAGGAATATCATAATTATAGCATGCGCGCGCTAGCATAGATGGTACAGTAACATTCATATACCAACATGGTTGCTTATTAAATTCGCAAGCATCAACGTTTGGTTTACCGGTATACCCACTACAATTAATTACAAAATCTACCCAGCAGTCGTTTAATAAATCATCTAAAATATGAGGTTTAGTATAATCAACTTCTCTTTGTTGTATGACCCTAACATCAGTTATACCTTTACCACCTCTTGTAGGTCTACCATTAAGATATTTCTCTAAATTACTACCAACATAACCATTACCTAGAATTAAAATATTCATCGCGAATCATTACCATTATAATAGGACATTATTTGCTTATTAAAAAGATGAGCTAACGCATCACTGTCTTTTCTATTTTTAGCATATGTTAATACTAAAGGTTCACCATCAACAGTATAACCCATAATAGTGTAAGTGGACATAACTTCCTCGATATGTCCACACATATGATCTACTTCGCCATCTTTTTGCTCATCTGTCTTTTCATGTGAAGATAGTTTATCAAAAATATCAGACAACTTTTCAAAGTTGTCGTCTGGGTTATCTTCATCTTTCTTCTTCTTAGGCATTTGTAAATGTTGTAGGACACTTATTTTCTACATGATGTTCTATGAGATGAGAAACAATAACTTCTAATGAATCGGTTTTCAGCTGATAATTTTTCGGGAATCTTTTACCACCGTCATTAAACTCAAAATAAGGATTTTTAAAAATTTTATCTCTATAACAAGTAATAAAAATACTCTCGTTACTTGGATTAACTAATACAGTCCATTTTCTATTATCATTAGGATCATAATTATCAAATATTTTAGCAACATAGAAACCGTTGTCTCTTAATCTTTTAACGAAATAACCTTGAGTATAACTTTTATTTTTAGCCATTATTTTACCAGTCCTGATACAATGTAAGTTAGTTTTACATTATCATTATTGATGCCGAACATCATAACATTCAACTTACTATTAATGAGGATTGTAACTTTATCAGTACGGGATGAACCAAGCAATCTAATAGTTTCCAAACTCATAGGTAAAGGTGTTGTAATTTGATCGCCTGAATATTCGTCAGATAGTTTAAGACAAATATTATCAATATTTTGTCGTTTCTTGTCATTAACCTCAGCATATACTGAACCATCTTTAGTAAAGAAATATACTTTATGTATATCAACAACAAATGAACTGCTCTTAATTAGCCCTACTAAAGATTCATAAGGGATAGTAAAATTAGTATTATATTCTATCTGTTTAATCTTCTCTTCACTCAAAGGAGGAGTCTCAATAATACCATCATCAAGCAGATAATACTTAAATCTAATATCCTTAGACTCATATTTTATAACTGATTCATATACATCAATCTCAATCTCTTCTCCAGGTATACACTGTACCATTTTACATAACCTATTAAGGTCAGGAATATTAAGATTAATATCTTTATCAATATCTAAGTCAACATTATAGCGAGAAAACAATATAAGAGTATTATCTGCAGCAGTTAATAAGCTACTAATACCTTTGCTTGTTACCTTAAGTACACAAGCCGTGTTAATCTTACTTATCTGATTTAGAAACCGGTTTACGAACTCCGTCTTGTTTGGTATTTTGAGCTTCATCAAACTTAATTGTAATAGTCTTTGCTTTTGATTTCAACATACTACCAAGAATTTTTTCATAAGTAGTTTCTAAGTTAGTTACTTTTTCTTCAATAGTTTTAAGTCGATTATTAATTTCAGCGAATAGATCTAGATTCATAGGTTGTTGTATAGGTGTAGCTGGTTGTTGCGGTACTGGAGTTTGAACTGGTACTGCGGGCACAGCTTGTACTGGTATTGATTCTACAGGTGGCGGTGGAGCTGGTTGACCGGGAGGAGCGATAGATACATTAGCTGTTAACTCTCGTTTAACAAGCTCTTCCGGGCTCCACTTTGAATTAATCGGCTGAAGAGCAGAAGAAGTACTAATAATATTCTCATCTAGCTCTGCAGCAGTTGATTTTACCATGCCTGCTAATGCAGCTATAGCTTGTACTTTCTTCTGCCCTTCAACTTGATCTTCCATATTAGTCTCCTAATCCGTCTAAGAGTTCTTTGACCTTATCATCTTCAAGCGGATCATCATCATCATCGTCATCCGCTACATTAACTGCTTCCTTAACAACAGCAGTAGCAGCTGCAGCGGTTGAAACTTCACCTGCAGTAGTTTCAAACGTATCTTCAGAGGACTTGCAATGATAATGTTCATCAAGTACTTCCTTAAGCTGGTCGTAGCTCTTAACAGGGAATACACTCTCAAGATCATGAATATTATCATAAACCTCTTGAATGTTATCATCATCAACACCGTCTACCTCAGTGGGCGGTGCAAAGCGAGACGATACATAAGTCGGAAAGTCTCCTTGCTTCTCACACTTAATCTTAAAGTTACAACCATTACCAGTTAGGTCAAAGATACGAGCACCAAACTCATCAGCATCCTCACCCTCAATAGCTTCCATAATAATCTTATGAAGTTGTTTACCAAAACGAATAAGTTTTACCTTACCGTTATTATCAGGATTAGCAGGATCATTAACTACATATGCATTAACAAGCCAATTCTCGCGGCGCATAATAGCTTTAGCCTTATCCTTCTCTTCTTCAGTACCGTGTTTAGAGATACTCAAGCGATACTCTCCGATAGGGTCTCTCTCACCCCAAGTCTGAGGACTTACCTCAGCCGTATAATTACCAGTAGCAAAACTTTCCCAAGCATGCGTATAGTAATGGAAGAATGTCTTCTTAGGATCTTTAACATTAGGTAGAAGCCTTACAACATAGGTATTGCCAGGCGTTAGCTTCATAATCTCACGATAGAGACCACCGGCACCTTTATTATTAGCATCAGACAATGCAGTCTTGATACTATCAAACATTGAATTTGAATATGTACTCATTAGTTTTTTAGTATAGTTCTTAGTTTTTTAGTTCCTTGATTAACTATGTTAATCGTATTCTTGGAATTATAGTACCTAGTTCGGTATAAATCAAGGCTTGAATATAGATGGCCAATAGTAAACTTGGCTGCATCCGGATTCATCTTATTCATTACCGTATCAAAATGCTTCATTCCAAACAGTGCGTATATGTTAACCTTTCTCTCACGAAGATGCAACATAAAACTGTGTTCAGTACCTGTTTTATGTTTTATATACGAATCTAAATCTAAATTATTACCCTTGCAAAAGCTATATATAAAATAAAGAGTGTCTTTAACTCTTTCTATTTGTTCATCTGGAAGCATATCATCTTGTTTCTTTTTATATATGCTATATACTGATGTTGCTTTAAGTGACGTATAAAATTTTAAGTCCACTCTGCTTGCATCGTCCGGATACACTTCATATGGCGCATTAAAGAAGTCTTCAATATTAATATGTTTATGATTAGCCAAGAGCATAGCAATCTTCTTAACATAAACATAGTTTTCAGTATCCTGAAACTTGCTAAAATCTTTTCTTAATTTAAATGGTTTGTTTTGCCGCGATCTGCTTGTTCTTAAAAAGGTATTATAAACGTTTTTTTCTAGGGCGGTCATTAGTTCGTTTGAATGTTCTTGAATTTAAATACTTTTTAATATATTTGCTTTTATGTAATGTGCTATCAAAGTCAAAAAAGGACTTTAAAGCTTCCATTTCCGTATCAAAGTCACACATTGCCATATAAAGTTTTTTAATTTGCTTCTCTTGTAAAATAAGCAAAAAGATATTAGCAAGATTTAACTTCTTATTATGAATAATACATACTAGTGTGCAAAATTTCAAGAAATTATTTTTCTGTTCTAGATCGACAATGTTATTTGACGGGTCAGTATTTTGATTTAGATTAATCATTTAACTTGCTTAAATAGCTTTGTTATAGTTATAAAGTCTTCGGTCAATGTTCCACTAGCAGCATATGGATGACCACCTCCAAAGGCAATTTTATCAGCAAGTATATTTAAATCTACCTCACATTTTGGTGAACGTCTAAAACTCACTCTATTTTTGTCAACATTAACAACAAAACAAATATCAGACTCAAAATGATCTAACAATC